TTTCAATTCCATCGGAAATCATATCCTCACGGAACATATAATTCACAAAGTTTGGTTTGTATGATAGATGAGTTGCGATTTTTAGGAAACACTCTCCAAGATAGTTGGGAATAGGAGGTTTTCCTTCCCAGTGCTTTGAACGATCTTCTTTGGTTGGTTTGCGTTCATTCTTTTTGAAGAAGTCTGCTTCAACCTTAGCACGATAGACTATAAGTGCTTCTAGTAATTCACGATTATTTACATAATGTTCTGTTTTCTTTTTGGGCATAGCATTGGACTCATCTATGATAACTTTTGTTTATTATAACACATTATTCAAGGGCTTGACAAGATATAAAAATATGAGTAGACTTGCTTTGTCTCCGTTGAAGATGAGAACTAGCTTTCTTTAAGATCTTTAAAGATTCTTTCAAGGCTCTTGCGAGCATCTTCTACTGAACCAACATATCCCATCTTCGAAGAAGGTTTAACACGACCTCCTGGATGATGAACTTCAATCGAATCATCATCTTCATCCTGAATATAATTCTCATAGATGCTGATTAAGTGTTCGTCTTTACTTTCAGTCATTGTAATCACTTTATCAAGTTTAATCATATAAAGATCATCTGTTGATGTTTCAATCCATGGTTTAACTTTAAGATGCATTCCTTGATGATTTTGAAATGCTTTCATAATAACTGGATTTTGAAGAATTATAATAGGATCTCCTTCATTTTCATCAACCATTATTAAAGAGAAAATCTCTTCACCAGATACCAACTTTAGAACACAATAAAACTCTTCTCCCATTAGTCTTTAAGCGGAATGTTTACAATATCATAATTAAAGTTTTCTTCGTTATAAATTTTAATTCTTTCAATTAAGTGATTGAGTGTATAATTCTTTCTTGACTTATAACTGATATCATCAGCAATATCATATAAAGTTGCTTTAGTTTTTTGATTTCCTTTTCTTAGGACTCTTCCGATTGATTGGAGGTTTCTGATTCTTGATTTACTAGGGGAAGCAAAGATAACATTATGTAAATTTCGAATGTTAATACCAGTAGAAAAAGTCCCGTAAGAAGCCACGATGATAGCATTATTTTCCTTCTCAGTAATTTCCCTTATCTGCTCTCTATCTTCAGTAGCAACTCCGCCATGAACAAAGAACACTTGACGATTTTCAGTAGTACTGTTATTTATCAAATCGTATAATGGTTGCCCGTGCCCTTCTACTCTGGAAAATAGAATAAGAGTGTTTCCTTTCAAATCAAGTGCTAAATTTCGAATAAACTTGTTTCTACGTTCGTGATTAATAATATATTGAACTTCTTCTTCAAAGTTTTCAAATTGATGTGGTGAGTGTTTCAATAGAAGAATATTAATATCCAAAGTCGCTACGTGCCCCTTCTTCATCAACTCATCAGTACGAATAATCTTATAAGAAGGACCAAATAATCCTTCTAAAACCCACTTATGTGTTTGTGAACCATCCAGTGTTCCTGTAAAACCAAAACGATACTTACAATCAGAAAGTTTTGTCATTATAGATATTAATGACTTTGATTTAAACTGGTGTGCTTCATCACCAACGACCACGTTAAATCTTGAAAAGTATTGACGGGGAAGTTTGTAGATAGACTGCCAAGTTGTTATAATCACTTGAGAGTCAGTTTCTCTTTCTTTTCCAGCATAAATCTTGTGGCAAAATGAACCCACGTTCCACCCATAATCTGCAAAATCTTTATACATCTGCTCTACAAGGGATGTCGTTGGGACGACTATCAGAATATTTTGTTCTCTCTCAACGTAATATCTCACAATCGAGTATATCATCAGAGACTTTCCAGAAGCAGTTGGAGATATCAATAATTTGCGATTATGTCTTAAAGCGTCGTATACTCCCTCTACCTGATAATCGCGGGGAGTGTGAGAACAAATAGAATTCATATAATCCTTCACACCTTCCTTTGAGATGTGCTCATTCACTTCAAAAGGAAGACCGTAGTATTTGTTATTTTTGAACTCATAAGTATAGTCGTGTTGTTCACAGAAACGAACTATTTTATCTAAGAGTCCAACATAAATTTCTCTGGTATTTACATTAAACAAGTAAATGAATCCATCCCACCACTTGTTCTTGTAGGCAGGAGAAAACTTAGCATTTGGAACCTCAAACTGAAAAGCATCTCTTAGTTCGTAATAGATATGAGGATCCGCAGTAATTTGTAAATTTACTTCGTTCTTTTTTTCGATAATCAAATGACTCATATTCTATATCATTATGATACAGATATTTATTTCCAATAAAAAAGAGGCATTTCTGCCTCAATTAAACCCCGATTGAAAACGGTTCCATTCAATTGCGTTCTTGATTTGATAAGTTCTGTTAGAAATCATACGAATAATCTCTTCTAAGAACTTCAACATCGTATCATAATACCGTATCTTCATATCAATTTTATTCAGTCTCTCATCGGCATCCATATGCCTCTGTATGGCGTCTTTCTCTCTCACTTTATATGGGAAAGGTTCTTCCACATAAACCTCTGCTGGTGCCTTTCCTGTGTAGTAGTTATAACGCTCTAATCTTACCTTATTGTAAGTATCTCTTGCCTTCTCACGAAGCAAAGTAATCGTATTATAGAGAGTATAATACTTGGAGTGAAGTTGAGGAATTTTTAAAGATTCATCGTGTAAATTATCAGGATCAATGACAGAATCTCTCTGCCACATTTCCTGAATTTCATCAAGATTCATACGCTTGTGTCTATATTGTAGATAGTATACTTGAAAGTTACGTCTGCTGTAAAGTACTGAACATCAGTTTGAGTAGCATCGAACTCAAGAGAAGTCAGAGAAACCGGAAATAAATCTATAAATTTTACAATTGCATTTGTATTATAATTACTGTCTAAAATATAAAGACTTCCATCACTAAATGCTCTTTTAGGATCTAAAGGTTGAGTTACATCATTTTCATATGTTAATAGATTTTTATATTGCTCTGTAGATTCTGGAAAACCAAGACCTGTCAACCAATTATGAATTGCCATATAATTTTCCATATCCTCATCAACCATAAATCTTAAGGTTAAATCACCATACTGAAGTTTTCCACCAGGAATATCTAAATCCTTAAGATATGTTGGTTGCTGAAGAACGGATAATGAAATCTCTGGGATTCTAGCAGAATTGCAGAAAAAAGGAATCTTTGGTTCTTTTGCCAGAGTGAACTTAAATCCAACTGGAGAAAGAAAGTTTCGGTTTGTAATCTGATTTGGAAAATTACAGGCCATTTATATTTTATTTTTATTTAGATAAAAAAAGGGATCCCGAAGGATCCCCTGTAAGATTTGTGAGATAGACTCACATAAGATTTTGAACCTTAACTCTTCTGTAGTATACGTTCGAGTTGGTTGCAATGTTGTCTCCTGCTGATGCAACAGTACCACCCTTAGCAAATGGATTCGCAACGACTCCATAACGAGTCTTGAATCCAATTTTTGGTTGGAAGGTGTCTTGACCAACCGCACGTACCATCTGGAGAGGTACATATGGGCAGTAGAAGAGACCAGCATCATAAGGAGATGAACCCTTGTATCCAACAACGTAGAACTGGTTAGCAGCAACGTTTGCCGAATATGGATCGATGTAGACTCTGTACTTACCTTGGAGAACACCAGCGAAGGTGTTACCAGTGTCGTCTACTTGGAGGTTAGCATTAAGAGCTGGGGTATAATCCAGAACTCCTGCCATCGTGAGTGCCGAAGCAACGTCAGCGGAGCAAAGAATCATATTACCCTTCCCTCTACGAGTTTGCTGTGCAATTGCGTTTGCATCGCGCTCGATTTGGAAAATAAGACCCTTGAACTTCTCAACCGACCAACGACCGTTGGAGTCAACGTCAAGGTCAAAAGTACCAGTGGTAGCAGTGTTAACCTGAGCACCAGGAACAGCAACCTTGTAGATGGTACGGATGATTTCTCTGTTGATTTCAGCGAGAATCTCTGTGCTGAGAATATTAGCAAGC